GAAATGTTTCTTGTCCGTAAAATCTTTCAAAGAATGTTCTTTGGTGTAAATTGCTTCCAATTTATCATCATCACCATCAAGCAATGCAGACTTATCAGCAAATTCTGATTTGTCGTAGTTGCGATATCCCTCAACATTACGAATCTTCAATTTGAAGTTAGCACCTTCCCACAAGTCAAATGGGTTCAAAGGTGTTTCATCGGGAAACTCAGGATTCATCACTTCGGAAATCTTATCAAAGATTTTCTTTCCGAATTTATATAAGCGAACAGTACCTTCATTTTCGGGATTGCTTGGATCAGAAATAACATAGATATTCGCAACGTAACTCAAGCGGCGCTTTTGTTTACGAACGATTTCTTTGTTTGCTTCAACACCAGAATTCCACAATGTAGAGTTGTGTTCACAAACGGGACACTTATCACCAACTGTAGTCAAACAGTTATCAATGAACCAGCCGCCTGGTCCTTGAAAGCCGTGGTCAAAACGGCGTACCCATGGAAGTCCATCATCACCATCAATGGAAGGTGCTGGCAGAAAACGAATAACAGCCATGCCGTTACCAGATTTATCTACAGTTGGAGCCCAGAATCGGGTGTCATCTTTAGAGCCAGCCTCAGCAGTTTGTGTGGTGGTCTCAATAGCCTTTGTGAGTTTATCAAGGCTGTCGCGGTTGCGTTTTAGATTAGCGAAAGACATATTATTTTCCTTTGTATAAATTGTATGCGTTGTATAAAATTATCCACATGATTCATTGTATCATGTATTTAGCACACTTTCAATGCGGTCTTCTAACATCATTAAAGTATTACCAATTTCTTTGTGAAGAATACCAATACCACCTGCCGCATTAAACGACTGAATAATATCTTGTGTATCATCAATAAGAATAGTGTTTGGTGTAGCATACTCAGCCTTGTGCTTACGACCGGGAACAACGTTCGCCTTTAGTTTGCCAAGACCATTGTTCGCTAACCAAACAATTTTTTGTCGTTCAACTTCTTTGTGGTGTTTTTGTCCACCAGATGAAGTCAACAACTCAATCGGTAGTTTTGTTTTAAAGCAAAAATCTACCAATTGTTTTCCACCAGGATACCATTCCAAAGTTTCAAATTGCTTGTTCTCAATGAAGTGGTCCCAATGTAAATTAAAATCTTTCCTGTCACGCATTGAACCTGGGAGTTCATTGTATAACTGAAAGTACCGGCGTTCAAAGTTGCAAAGAACACCATCCATATCCAAATAAATTTTCTCAATCATTTCAATTCTTTCAATGCTATTTCACGAAACTTGTTTTTATCAAAATTCAAAAACGGAGAATATTTTATCCATTTTCTGTGTAGTAATGGCCAACGAATATCATCTGAGATTTTTCTTTGCCACATAGGAAGAAAATTCATCATTGAATTCAGTATGCACAAAGTTTCAGTCTGAATAACTTTTTGTAAAGTCATCGTCAATAACTCTGGATATTCACCATCGGTTTTCAATAAATCGTTTATGCTACCACTCTCACCAATCACCGAACAATCATTTTGAAAGTTATAACTCAATGCTTGAATGATAGCCAAACGCCGTATGTTGACTTCATCGGATCCGTCTTCAAGCAAAGTGCCTGCCCAACAATTATCATTGTGTAGAAAATTTGAGATAACAAAATCAACGTAGTCATTTTTACGATTGTTAAACTTGCGGGATAACTTGTAGAAATGGTACTTGTCTTTTCTTCGCTCAAATGTCTCTATGGTGATATTTGTTTTACCGTTGTACTTAAAAAAGTCATAGCCCGAGGTGAAATGCAATTTTAGTACGTGATAGAGGGTGAATGCTTCATAACCAGTCATGCTATAATTATATCACAAATCAAATAGGAAGTCTACGTGTTTTCGGTAACATATTGAGTTCTTGTGCATCAATTTCCACTTTTGATTTCAAGTCTTTGTTTACCAGACTGGATGCTAATTCAATCTCCATGCCAGTCTGATTACAATACTCAATGATTGCTTCCATATAGTTATAGTCGGTTCCAGCTACGAGTTTTTCAATCTCTTCCTGGAACTTAAACATTTCATCTTTTGTCGGCATTATTTTACAATCGTTTCATACAATTGTTCAAATTGTTCATGCACAGCAACTTCTTCATCATAGTTTTGTTTGTGATAAACTTTAACTAGACGATTCACAATATTCTTGGGCAACTTCAAGTCATCACAAATTTCTTTGATTGCTTCCTTAATAAAGTCTTTTTCGCCTTCCATGCGAATCATAGAATTGGAACACTCTTTCATGGCATCAAGCAATTTCTTGCGGTCAGCCTCACTAGAGATTTGATTAATACTAAATTGTTTTACAGCCATAATATACTCCTTAAACGAAACCCATTTTGCTACCCACAGAGCGGGTATTCTTTTCTTCAATTTGTTTGTTAAACACTTCTGCGATAGTCCAGCTATCACGCTTACCATCAAGTTTGACACCGATTTTCTTAGCCAATGCTTCGGCTTCTTTTTGTTTCAATGAATCAAAAGAAACGATATCAAAACAACGACCTGGGCGAATCAACGCAGGATCAATGTCACGGATACTTGGCAAGTTAGTTGAGAAAATCAACTTCTTTCCTTTTGTGGTAACAAGACCATCGCCAACGTTTAGGAAACGATGCATCATGGTGTTACCATCGCTACGTGCTTTCAGGAAGTTATCAGAATCTTCAAGCACCATCACACCTGTTTCATCTTCAATGAATCGTGCGAACAGATAATCTTTCTCCAGAATTGCGGCATCATATGTCACAATAGCAGAGGAGTTACTGTGTGCAAGAAGACCACGGATGAAAGTTGTCTTGCCAGTTCCTGGTGGTCCAATCAACAAGAGAATGTTTGCATTAGATTCCAGATAACGGTCATAGTATTCAGTCAATGGTTCTTTGAGGAACGGATACATTTCATCAACAGGCAAACGCTCGGCATTCAAAGGAACATTCACGCTATCACCATTTGCACCGTACACCCACTCAATATATGAGGTAACTTCATCAAAATGTTTTAGAAAAATATCTTCAACATTTTCAATAAAGATTTTATCTCCATAGGTATGTGTTGAGACAGAATTGGAATTCACATCATAACGAATGAAATTCAAACCTTCTGTAACAATAAGCCCAGAAGAATCTGTATATTGAATGATGTAGTCGCCATCAAATTCTTCATTGATAAAGTCTTGCCATTTTTTACGATTGCCGTGCATCTTCAAATCAGAATTGAAAGTGGACATTTTCTTTTCTGTCCGCGAATCAAGTAATTGCAAGTGCAACCAGTCAGCGTAATCTGATGCTCCGACAAAAAATTTATCGTTCGCACCGCTTTTCATTTCATTCATATTCATATCCATTGCGTCATAAGTCCAAGAGTTTAAACTACGTTTCTTTCTACCGCGTCTCCGCGAAACCCGGTGTCTTACGGGTGCACCTTCGCCAACACTAGATGAGAAAGCCTTCAATTCTCTAAAAATTCTATCTACTTCACTCATTTTCTAACCGTGGCTGCGTAAGTTATACAGATTGCATTCATGTTTGTTTCATATGCACACTTAACAGAAACTGGATCAACACCTTTGGCAATAGCCGCTTCAATGTTTTTTGCCATATTGTTTCTATCGTTTATATTATACATGAAAATACTTACAATAAACGTACAACAAACTATTGTTGCTGAGATGCATACCGTAATTAAGTTATTGTTCATTTTAAATGATTCCTTTGTTTCTGTCAATTTTGTCGCCTTTACTCTTGTAGAAAATATGCCTGCCAATTTGTTTCTCCCTTTTTAGTTTTGTCCAACCTGGATTCACATAATCAGCATGGTAATAAGTTGCACCGTTTGTTACATCGGTCATTCTTTCAAAATTCAAGAAAAGGTTTGTTGATAACTCTAAAATCTCATTATACAACAAAGTGTTCTTGATTGTCAATGTCTTACTGGTAAATGTGCTGTCACAATACCAAGAAAATTGGCAAGTGTTACCAGTCTTTTGCTTTACAACTCCGCATATGTCATTCGCATATCCAGACTGTACTCGGTTGAAGGTTACGAATGCTACAGCTTTCTTACCTTCGTTTGGTTCATGCGCGGCTTCAAAATAAATGTTCTCAGCTAGGCATGTTACCTGTTTCTTTGCATCCATAGTGAGTGCATTGAATGTTGACTTCATCGGTAGAATGTTATGTGTATCAACATTCACTAATGATAATGACAAAATTATTGATGAGAAAATTATACTCAAAAGTATAGGTTTACTTCGCATCTGTTTCCTTTCTGTGTGTGAATGCCAGATAACTGGCATACCTCCAATTACGATTTCTTAGAGACTTTTGGAGTTTCTATAGAAACATTAGAAACGAAACCACTAAGAGAAACGAAACCATTAAGCACTTGTGCTTTGGCTATAATTTCTGATTCGGAGGGATATGGCGGAAAGCCTGGGTGTGCTGGCGGTGTCTCGCCTTTGATTTTTGCAGATTCACATTGCATGGACCAATCATTGCTGATTTGTTCACGCTTACCATAATAATCATCTGATAGCATTCCTTGTGCCATTTTTAATAGGTCAAGGCGTATCTCAAAAGGTGTCATGTTTGACATAGTTTCTCCTGTGTGTTAGTGTGTGTTAGTTTTTATTGAGAACTAACAAACTCTTATATTAGAATCCTACAGAAACTGTAAGTCCGACCGCACGGTCTTGAATATCTTGATAGCTTTGGCTAACACCAACACCAACAGATACTTTGCTGATAACTGGCATGTCATAGCTAACAAAGGCTACAGATTGTTTTGGATTTGCGCTGTTCCAATTTACTCGGGTCTTGGCACCAACCATGGCATAACCAGGACCAACTTTAGCGCCAGCGTTTGCGCCGACTAGACCATACTCATATGGCTTATCACCGTTGCCACCATTATCAAAACCAACGCCAACGAATGGGTTGATACCGAAAACTGTCTTACCTGCGGTAAGTTCCAAACTATTAAACATAGATTGATTGTCATTAGTACGTGCATTACGATTTTGTAATCCAAGATTGAAACCACCCAATGAGGTACCAGCACGAACATATTGTGCGATACTTTGTTGGTTGCTTACTCGGTCAGTAACTTGGTCAACACCATACGAAACAAAACCACCGGCTTGAGCGGCAGTTGCGATTGCAAATAAACTTGCGATTGCGATTTTCTTCAAAATAAAACTCCTTGTTAATAAATTGGTAGGTTATTCTGTTACGAGGAAACCTACCGAAACCCTAAGCGGCGTTTAGGCCGCTAAAGCAAAACTTTCGTCATTTGCATTTACGTTTTTTGCTTGATTTACGGTCATCGCCTACCGTGCTGTCCACGCATGTACTTGTTGCCCTGTCGAATCTAGGTCACCCCCATCATAAAGATTTTATCTCAGTAATGATATCATAAACTTTTGAATAAGCATCGGAAATCTTTTCTAAATTTTCTTCAGTCAATGTTATTCCCTCACGGGCTTCACACTTAACTAAATCTTTAGCTAAGTTTTCCTGCAATTCTTTAAGTTTACGGTACATTGAGCAAAATATGCAGGAATATCTTCTCTTGTTTTCACTCTGCTGGATGTTTTAAAATCAATGACAGAAAGAACACCATCATATTCGGCAATACAATCTACACGCCCAGCCATGCCAAGTTTTGTTGACCACAATGCACATTCTTGATAATGAATGTTGTTGATTTTATTTAAATATGGTTGTACCTTTTTAAATAGTTCCAACGCATCAGGCATTGGCTTACCCAACTCTTGATTGTTCAAATACTTTTCGCATAGCGTATGCATACGTGTACCACGACCAGAAGCAATCCGTGAAATGCGATTTGCTTCATCTGCACCAACACGCTGTCGCCATTCGTAAATAGCTTTCTTACCCATTGCGCCCAAGACGGTTGTTACCGATGGTAATCTCTTACCATCTGGCGTTACATAAAATCTTCCGTTCTCTAGTGTCTCGGATTTTAAGTCTTCAAGTTTCTTGGGTGGGCAATAGGTAAACATAATTTAATTGGTTGAATCCTCATGTTGCATCTTAGCTAAAATATAATCTTTCACAAGTGATGACCGAACAATGTCATCTGCGGTAAATTCAATTCTAGTGAATGCATTCATGTGCATTGCAATATCAAAGAATTTTAAAATACCACTCATATCATTTTTCTTTTTGTTCAAGTCTGTTTGGCGATAGTCACCACACCAAATAATCTTTGAGCGATAACCAACACGGGTCATAACAGTATCAATTTCTTCAAAGGTCAAATTTTGCATTTCATCAACAATAATAATCGCATCATCAAATGACATACCACGAATGAATGATGTTGAAATGAATTCAACATATCCCTGTTCTTCAAGTCTTTGATACGCATCTTTGCGACCAAACAAAGTGTGACAAATTTGTTGATATGGTTGCTGATAGATTTCCATCTTCTCCGCAACATCGCCAGGTAAGTGTCCCATATCTCTTGATTGTACCGCTGAACGGACAATAATAATTTTGTGAAATGGATTACTCTTATCTAAAACTTCTTCTAGTGCTTTGTATAACGCACAAAATGTTTTACCTGTTCCTGCTACACCATGCAATGCTACAAAATAATCGCCTCTCTTATATGCATCAAAAAATAATTTTTGATTGTTTGTTAGTGGGTCAAAAGTCTTTAAATCATCTATTCTGATTTTTAGTGCATTCGTTGGTTTTAAATGTACATCAGATTCATCAACAAGTCTAATTCTTGTATTTGCTTTTCTTGCCATGAAGACCCTCTATATTTTTGATGCCATTATCCCTTTGTGTGTTTTTTAATCACCTGTTCGGTTCTGGCTTGTTTAATGGATTTTCTTCCGTGCTTATCCGCAACTGCACTAGCAGGATGAGCCTCAGAGATTTTTGAAAGAACCTCTTTGAACCCATCGGGAACACGGTTTTGTTTTGATGTAGACACGCCCGACACAATCGCAGGTGCAGTCATCACAGATTGAATCTGTGGATTGGTTTTCAGATATTCTTCACGTTCAGAAAATTTCATAAACGCTTCAAATTCTTCACCAGTTTCAATATTCAGGAAGTTATATGTAGGCATGTTACACTCTTATATAGCACAGAACCAGGAAGGAATATTTCTTTTCTTCCAGTTTGCAAGATGATTTTTGTTGTTTATGTAGTAATTTCTGTATGATGCAATAGAATCACCAGGAATTTTCACTTCATCTGGCATAGCAGGTGTTGGTTCAGTAAATGGACCAACAGGAATATTTTTGGGTCTATAACTCAGTGCTTGTGAAAGTCTTTCACATGAATGAATTTTACCATAACGATGCGTGTATTCGTCCATCAGTGCGCCAAACAGTCTGTACAACCAAGCATAGTTGGCATCAGATTGTCTTACCCATACGGCTGAAGGATGATTGATATGAGTAGACATATAAAGCACAGATTCACGCCCGTCAGGAAGAACATATCTAGTTTGTTTGCGACCAGTTTTAGAGAGGCCAACAGATTGAGTACCATCAAGAAAACGATGAGCAGTAGAAAGTAATTGAGCATATTCAAGGATCATTTTAACGGTGTGTTTGTCGTTGTGCATTTCAGCACATTTGTAAACATCGTGGTCAAGGTAAAAAATATTCATATGTTACCAATGGCGAATTACGCCTGCTATAATAAAAATGTTAGTGATGACGTATGATAACACAATCAGCGACCGAATGCAAGCAATTTTATCGGCTTCTTTGTTATCTTCTCCAGCTTTTTCGCCTAATGCTTTAGCCCATAATTTCCACATTCCGATTCTCCATAGAAAAAAACCTGGGCATTGCACCCAGGCTAAACTTTAGAAGTTTTTAACTTAAGCCGTAGTAGAAGGCTCGGTAACCTCAGTCACAGTAAGGACTTCGGTTTCTTTTGCAGGCTTTGCTTGCAAATCTTTTAGCGTTTTCACAGCATCAAGAACGATACCGCGGTCACGCCAATATTTAACAACACCGTCGGATGTTGGATTCATAAGTTGATACGATTCAACTTTACGACCATCTTTCACGACACGGATAACGGCTTCACTCCGAATTTTAATTTCAAGGATGTGAGCCGACAATTTATATTTCAAGGCATCGCCGAGCAAATTCACAAACACATCTTTTTTAACCGCATCACCAGTCATAAGCAATTGGAAGATTGGCTCCCATGCTTTCAAACGAACGGCTTTAGCTGGTTTAACATTTTTGGCTTTAGTCATAATAAACTCCATTTAATTTAAGAAAATACATTATACAATAAAAATTGCCATCTGTCAACCAGATGGCTGGTAATCATGCGGCTTTTTGCAACATGATGGTAGGATACTTAACAAATCCGGTAGTATCCTTTTTTGCTTTGCCTTTAGCATAGAGACCGACAATCACACCCTTGGGGTCAAGGAAACGCAAGTCGGATTCATCGCCATTAAAGACTGGGCGATTGAGGTAATCAACAGGCATCGGCAATGTTTTTTTGATACCGAAGACTACCGCAACATTCAAACCTTCATTCATAGCCCTCAACACATCGGAATCGTTACCGTCCGCGGCTGAAAACGTCAATTGATAATTTGAATACTCTTTAACTTTACGACCAAGCACCTTGGTGTAATCGTAAAATTGGACTTCTGGGAAAGCGGTGAAGATGTTGCGGAATAATTTACCGTTGCGAACAACCTCGTATTTTTCCCAAGACAAATCGGATGTGCCGTTCAAGCGGAACACAGGCACCAATTCCATTTTTTTGCTTTGCTTGATACCCAACTCAATATCTTTAACCAGTGTAGTCATAAATTCTACGCGGTTCTCAAAAAACATTTTTGTTTTGCGGATGCGGGCTTGTTGAATAACGTTGGTATTCTCGCCACGCTTGAACATGCCGCCACGACCAGCGGTATTGAGACATGCCGCGGTACAACCATCGGTGCGCTTGGGACATGTTTCATAACCCGACAAATTAGCAGGGGCTAAATGTAAGATATAGGTGTTATATCCTTGTGACATGCCTTTGAGTACTTTAGGATTACCAGTGGAGAGCAATTTCATTTTCAACGTCTTTCTATCAATCTATGAATATAGTATAACAGGACTGGCAATAATGTCAAGCATTTTTTGAAGTTGTCGCAGAAATACAACATTAGTACCTAAGTATTAACATTACCACACAGCCAGCGGCTAGAATACTAAAGGTTACAAGTCGGCCCAATAGTGCGCCGAAGAATAATCCTAAAACAAATATACCCGCCTCATGTTTGCTTGGTCAATTGCTTCCTGAGTGGAGAAAATTGGCACCGCATTGCTTTTATGTAAAGTGCCGATACCTTTCATTTCGGTACCAGTGTACACTTTACCATGAATTGGCTTTGTTGCAGAACCGCCAGGAGTCACTTTGCTGGGATACTTTTTAGAATCACGATCCGCAGGAATAGTCAACTTGGGAAATTTATTTTCTTGTATCACTTTTGCTTTCTTGATAGAAAAATTGGTAGTCATGCTATTGACACTTTTTAGCCAAGCATCATACTCGGCCAATTCTTTTTTGGTTTTGTTTTTGCGCTTGCTCTTGCCCAAGTTAACATAGAACATCATGCTAATTCAAATCCTGAATTTACGTTAACTGTCCAAGCCTTCCAACTCTTTCTTTGAATTGTCGTTGTAGGAATTTTATTCTGAATACAGAATTTCCAGGCTTCAAGGAAATAAGAAAATTCACGCATTACTTTTCCTTTCGGTCACTCGTTTCATTGTAGTTTTATATTCGGTACAATCCGTGATTGTATAACCGTGAAGTAAGGTACTCTCAACCAATGCTAACGATTCATTGGTGGCCTCTTCATCTTCCATAACGTAATTTCGGACAAACTTGTAATTGTAACCCGTGAGTGTTTCTGCCATTAGTGTAAACTGATCCATATTATCCCTTAATTTTATTCAACAAATTCTTAGCCACCGTCAGGTCTTCAACATAATCCAAGCATTGTTCCATTTCTTGAATCATCAATTCGGAACGACCAATCCGAAGTAATTTTATTGCATAATTTAAGTCTTCAATGTCCATTTCTTTAGCCGCATCAGACAATTCTGCCCGAGAGCAATTCGACAAAAAATTTAGATTGTCACGGTCCCATTCGTTCATATAAACTCCTAATTAACAAACATAAGTCAGTATAACACAAGCCAGAATATTTTGCAAGCATAGTGTTACATTTTAGCAACAGCGGTTATGTGCTTGCATTTTCCGTGGTATTTGAAGCCGATGCAGGTGCAGGAGTAATGCTTGCCGTTTTGCGTTACGGTATACTCGCCTTTGCTACCTGCGACCTTGAATTTTCTGATACTCTGAACCGAGCCAGAAATTACTTTAACATTCCGTAGCCATTTGGACGGAATTATTTTGACTGGATATGATGCATCGGTAGTTTCAAGTGAAAAACTATCCGCATCAACCCATCGTTGACTTTTAACAACTGTACCCGTTAATTCTACATCTTCATACGGCTCTGGAGCGTATAAGTAATTAGTTCTAAAACGGACAGTAATGGAAACTTTTGAACCGATTGTTGGAATATTCATAATGCTTAGTATAGCACAATGGATAATCCTGTCAAGCGACCTGTTGTTTTCCTACAACATCAACCTTGTAATAGTTGTCTATTATCAGACTCTTTTATATCTTCTTCAAATTCCTGCATTTTCAAGCGGGCTAAAGCCTTCTTGAGGTCTGCAACATCGCCAGAATCTGTTTTGATTCTGTCTTCAATTTCTTTTATTTGCTTTTGGATAACTTGAGTGATACTCATTGCTTTCTTCCTTTGCCAAACGATAAAAAGATTTATCGTGGTGTTTTTGCTTGGGTTGTTTCCAGTCGGATACTGAATCTTCTTTTTTCCGAAATTTAGTTTTGTAGACTCGTTCTACTTTAGTGCCACCAATCATTTTCTCTTTGATTAACCTCCGTTAAAGAATGCGGTCTGCTACACCTAGCTTAATAACTTCTTCGGCTGACATCCAAACATCGCTAGGTGAAAGAAGTTTGGATTTTACATCACGGGCACTCATACCCGTAGCTTCTTGAAGTATATTTAACATTCTTTGATTAGTCAATTCAGCCTCTTTAGTGAATGACTTTAAATCGTGGTGTTTTCCTTCGTATGTGTCGGAATATTGGTGACACATCAAACCACAATTTTTAGAAATTAATCTTTCGCCTTTTTCACCAGATGCAAAGATTAAAAAAGCAGCCGACATAACAGCACCAACGCCAATTGTCCGAACTTTGTTTTTGCTTATACGCATCATGTCAATTAAACCAAGTGCTTGATACAAATCGCCACCGGTAGAATTGATATACAACTGTAAAAGTTTTTCTGAATCATGGTAAGCATTCTCATAAACTAACCATTGTGTTGCTTTGAGAATGTTTTCTTCATTTATTTCACCACTCAAGAAAAAGATATGATTGTCGAGGAATACATTATCAAACTTATCTTGAACGTTGAACGGTATGTCTTCAGGTGGTTGACCTAATCTCTTCCCACTCATAGGCCGATTTGACGATGGATGATATATCATGTTTTGGATTAAAATTCAAAATGGTTTTTGCTTTGGTGATATCAGCGACCAAATGACTTGGATCGCCTTCTCTCCTCGGCACTATATTATATTTTACTTTTTTACTACTTACTTTTTCAACTGTTTTTATAACATCAAGAACACTATAACCAACTCCTGAACCTAGATTAAAAACTCCAGATTCGCCATAATTGTCAAGATATTTTACCGCTTCTAAGTGTGCATCAACAACATCACAAACATGAACATAATCTCTAACGCATGTTCCATCCGGTGTGTCATAGTCATTTCCATACACTTCAACCGTATTTAGATTTTGTAGAATTCTGGGAATTAGATGCGTTTCTGGCTCATGGCTTTCACCCATTTCTCCGTCAGGATCAGCGCCAGCCAGATTGAAATACCTAAAAATTACATATTTCAAACCAGAATCTTCAATGGCATACTCACAAGACATTTTACTATTGCTGTAAGGATTGTTGCTTGTGGTGCATTCATCTTCGGGTATTTCCATAGCGCCAGCCCAATAGACACCTGCAGTTGAAGAAAAGATGATTGTATTCACGCCATTTCTTTTCATCGCATTTAAAACTGAGACTGTTCCACCAACATTAACTTCCCAAAATTCTGTAGGATTATTCACAGATTCA